AATACCAGATAAGTTAGAACCTGTACCAGCACCGCTTAAAATTTGCGTGTCCTCAACTTCTAATAATTTTTCTGGCGCTCTTGCAGAAAGGTAAGAAGTAAGTTGTGGCGTATCAGCTAACATTTCCTCTGAAATTCTAAAGTAAGTACCGATTTTTCTAACGTTAGCGTCAGCAGCAGTCATATCGAAATCAGACTGTGCCATTGTAGCGCCTTCTGCAACTGGTGCAGCACCATTAGAATATCCGCTTTCTTTTACGAATCTTACTACGTCAGAAGTTGTAGAACCTTGTGGAATTAACTGTCTAGCGTGTACAGGTCTTGTTGGGTCAAATTTGTACCCAGGCACTCTGTCAGCAGCAATAACTTCGCCGGTAAAATCAGCGCCAGTTGTCATATCAGCTTTAACCTCAAAAGATGCAGAGCGTGAACCACCTTTTACAAGGCTTTCAATAGCACCGTCTTTTAACGCAGTTAATAAGCCGTTTTTAAAAGATGCAGGTTTAGAAGCCTCAAATCTTTTTTTAGCAGCAGTTTCGCTCGCGTCTAATCTTTCGTTAAGTTCGTTGAACTTGTTTACAAGGTTGGTAACCTCGCCTTTAATCATTTCGTCTGCTTTTCCTGTTGCAGACTCTAACGCTTGGCCGTAAGCCTTTTCAATGCGTGAATCAATTTCGTTAGAAATATTATCTAACTGTGATTTTAAATTTTCGTCCATTTTATTATTTTTTAAGACTGTTATACAAATATTTCAATACCTCGCTAACATCTTCGTTTTTTGTTTCCGGCAAAGTGTCCTCAACAGACGGCTCTGTGGCATTTACAAATAAAGATTTTAGTTTGTAAAGTTCAGCTTCAATAGCATAGCCTAACTCGTCGGATATATCGCCCTTACGAATTAGCTTTGCTAGGTTATCATATTTATTAGCTATTTTCTCAACGTCCATATTACCTTTAACGTCTAATATTAAGGCTTGGTCGTTTGCTGCTAATGTAACGGCGCTAATTTCAAAAAGTTTAACCTCTCTAATTTCACGAACGCCATTAACCATAGCTTTATTGATTGGCAAAATACCAACGCTATTTTCAGTAACAACTCCTGCTTTAATTAATTGCATTACGTCTTTACCTAATCTAGTTTGCGGTATTTCAGCTTCAAATACTAAACCTTTTTCGTCCTCGTAAAGACTTAACATTTTACCAAGTGGCCAATCCATATTGTGCTGGTATAAATACCTAACACGGTCGCCATTTTCTTTTATAGTTTTAGTATATGCGCCTTTTGTAATTATATCGCCGTCCGAATCTTTGTTTCCAAAAACTGAACCGTAACCTTTAACAATACCGCTTTTATCGTCGGCATCTAAAAGTTCGCCCATTGGCGATGCTTTATATAACATCATAGTTTATAAAATTTTTGTAAAGATATTAAATTTTGTTTTATTTAAGTTAAGCCAAAACCTATACCAGTTATTATATCAGTTGTATTTGCGCCAGGCTTAGGAAATGGTGCGGCAGAACATCTGCAGTTTACAACGTTTCTAGCGCTACCACTACCAGGGCCAATAATATATTCGCCGTCTACTAAAAAGTTTTTGTCAAAATCTACTATCTGACCATTTGCAGCACCGTGCCAATCGCGTTCTCTGCCGTCCATAGACGTAATCCATTCCTTTTGCATATCCTGCCCAGCGTAAACACTTTGTGCGCTTCGCATAGTTGCTACATTTGCGGCCCTTGTTGCTTCGGTTCTAACTAAACGCCTAGCTTGAAATTTACTGTAATTATCATACTGGCGCATAAGCATCCTAGCCCTTACAACTTCGCCCTCTGCCATAAATATTGGGTCAGCCATTAGCTTACGCAATACCTTTAGCAAATTACTTTTTGCCGTGCCTTGCACTAACGTAACTCTTTCGGCAGCCACTTGCATACCATAAGAGCGAAAATAAGCGCGCCAGCTTTCTTGCTCTTGTGTTGCATCAAATTGCTTTGAAATATATTTTTCTGAATTTTTGGCGTACCAGTTTGCAAAGCGCATACCAATACTCTCGTAAAGGCTTTCGTAACCTTTTTGGAAACCGTCTTTAGTAAATACCGCTAAAAGGTCAGCAGAATTTAAGGCGCCGTTTTGTGTGTATATATCAACGGCTTTTTTGCTTTCTGCTAAATAGTATTTTGTAAAATCTCGTAAACTTGCAGCTTCGGCAGTTTTTAAAAGGCTTTCAAAATCCTTTTGCCATTTTGCCCTTTGCTCATTATTCATTTACTGCTGGTTTGGTTCGTCTAGTAATGGGTCAGGCATATTTAACGGCATAAGGTTGGCTGGTATGTAGAAGTCATCCATTTGCACGTTTTCCTCTCGGCCGTAATACATAGCCTCACGTTTTTCGTTTGGTGTAACCCACCAGGCTTGGCCTAATTGCCCAACGATTTTTTCCAATTCGTCCTGTAGTTCTGGTACGGCGCTAAAATCAAAATCAATATAAATGTTAGGGCCATATTGTGGCGCCAACCACCTGTTTAATTCGTCTCTTAATTTTACCAATTCTGGAATTACCGCGTTTTGATATAAAGCCTTTTTGGCTTCTTTCATATTGTTGTAAGTAGAACTGTCAGTATTGTTTAATAATTGCACCGGTACGTTGTAAACATTACAAAGGTCTTTAACGGTAGAATTGTACTGCTCAATAAGCGCCAAATCCGTTGCAGGCAATCCAAAGTTTACCCAGCTTAACTTAGACGGCGTTATTATAATATCTCCAGCCTTTTGGCTTCCCTGGTGCTGCTTTCTAAATTTATCTTTTAACGCTTGCGCTTGCACTTCGTTTATATCACCTTCATCGCTCATTAAAATACCTCTAGCCGTTTGGTTTTGTAGGTATTTAACGCCAGTTGTAAGCGCTTCATTATTTGCAGTTAAAGAACGCAATCCAGCGCGTAAAGGCGACTGTCCGTATAAATGCGTACCAGTACCGTCGTAATCTGGGTTAAAGTCTTTTATGTGGCATATAGCGTCAGCGTCTGCCTCAAAAGTTCCGTTGTATTGCAGCTTATAACCTTGTACCGGCTCTAATATACCGCCACTTACAATTTCTACGTTTTGCGAAGGCAATACATAAAGTTCAGTAAATTTATTTGCGTTGCTTCCAGTTTCTGGGCCAATACCATAAATAAATCTGTTGCCTGTTAGTTTTCCAAAAGCTATTATTTCAGTAAGCCAAGCGTTATAAGATTGCGCAGGGTTTGGGCGTTCTAATAATTCGTGTAATGGGTGTCCTTCTAATTCGTTAAATGCCTTAGCTTTTAATACCCTAGCATTGTGCATTACGTTGCCATCCATATAACCGCTAGTCATTGATTTGTAGCGCTTAGAATCTGCAACGTTTTTAACCTCATAGACTTGCAGCGGTATTGTGGTTGCCGCTTTAGTGATTAGATTAATAATAGAGTAAACGGTTGCGTTTGTTTGGTAGCCTTGCTTTATGTATGTATCGTCATTCTCTTGGTTCCATATAATGGAATTACCAAGCCAGTTATATAGCGCTTTATTGTAATTTATATTGGTGTTTTGTGCGCCTTTAGTAACAAGCGACTTTATTCTGTCCAGGATAGATGCCATTGTCTATATAAAATTTTTTGTAAAAATACGAATTTTACACTACAAAAAAGTTATTAATTAAATTACGTTCTATTGAGTAGCTAGTAACGTCTATATGTTCGTCGTGTTTAGCGTTTGGGAAAGTGCTAACTTGTTGTATAAACGCTTCGTTCCAATTATCCTTAACTAAAAACACCCTGCCACCTTCAATAAATGGCGACGATGCCCTGGCCCTTTCAATTTTTGAATACTTTACAAAGTTAGTTTTTAACTCGCTTACATTAAAATTTGTTTCGCGCCTTAATAACTGCACCAATGATTTTCCAGATGCTTTAGGCTCTACTAAAATTTGTTGTATATGTACACCGCAGCTTTTTACAAAACTTTCAATAAAGGTTTTAAGTTCTGGCATTTCTAAGTATTTATCTATACTTTTAAGTATATACAAATTGCCGTCTTTACCTTTACCGCTTATCTGTATTCCTGTGGGGTCGTTTTTTGTGTCTTTTGTATATGCGCCATCTATAAACATTTCCCAATACACATCCGCTGGAACCTCTGCTTTGTTTATTATGCTAAACCAATCTTTGCGCCATTCCCCACCCTCTTGTGGTGCTGGCTCTTGCATATACTGACCGCTAAAGGTATATCGGTCTGCCTGCCTAATAGCTTCCAATTCGTCAAAGCTATGTTTGCTGGGCCAAAGTGCATTATTGTTTTCGTCTATTGCAGCTAACTTTAAATGGTGCCATTTTTCTCCACTACCACCGTCTAATAAATACCCGCTTAAATCGTCCTCGTGCAGCCTTTGCATAATAACTATAATAGGCACCTCTCTGCTATTTACACGCGACCTAATGGTAGTATTGTATCGGTTATTAATAAACGAGCGCTTAACATCTGAAACGGCGTCGTCCGGCTTTAATGGGTCGTCAATAATAATAGCGCCACCAGTACCAGCACCAAAACCAGTAATAGCACCTCCAGAAGCGGTAGCATAAACACCACCGCCAGCAGTCGTGTACCACTTCTTTTGGCTTTGGCTATCTTTTTTAAGTTGTAATGGCCAAATGCTTTGGTATGCGTCGCTAGTAATATAGTCTCTTGTTTGGCTGGAATTATCTAATGCTAATGCATCTGAATAGGATAAGTGTATAAATTTAGAAGCTGGGTTTTTAGCAAGCGACCAGGCCATAAACATTTTAACGGCAATCTCGGTCTTACCATACCTAGGCGGTATATTTATTATAAGGCGCTTTATTTCGCCTTTACTTACCTTTTCAAGGGTTTCGGCCATTTGGATATGAAACGGCGCCACTTCAAACCTATTACCTGTATTTTCTTTAAAAATAAATCTTGTAAAGAATAGTAAGCTATTAATACATTTATCTTTAATAATCTCCCTAACTGCTTCCATTTTCCCATTTTAGTATTCTTTATCTAGTATTTGGTCTATTTGCTCTATTGCCTCGTTTGATATTTTCGTAATTGGGATACCGCCTTGGTGTGTAATTTCTTGGCGTTCTATATAGCCTCTTTTTTTACCTTTTGTTTTTAGTAAAAATATAGTGGCAGAAGTGTTGCCGTCTTTAACTTGCTTATGAAGTTGGCTTTCTGCAAAGTCTAAAGTAACGTTTTCAATATCTGCAACGCTTTGCGCATACTTAGGGTCTTTCTGCATCCAATCGTAATGGGTCTTTCTAGTAATACCCACTATATTAGCCGCCGTTGTAACTACGCCTAAAGATTTTTCCAGGGCTTCTAACATTGCCCTTTTAAGTGTAACATTTTGCTTATTCATTTTACAAAATTAATTGAAAAAACCTAGAACAACTAAACTAGGTTTTATTTGACTGATTGCAAGCTAATTTGTCAAACCCTAACTCTAATTAATTAAAGTTTAAAATTTGTTTTTTTTGTTTTGCAATTAAAGAACGTCGTTGTTTTTATATAAAGATAAACCCATAAGGATTATTTCTTTCTCTTTTTATTACATCGTAAGCATAGCTTTTACTTCTACCTACATACTGTGATGCTTCTGATCGTGACTGGGAAACAAAAAAAACAAATTTTAAA